GTGGTATATTTCGGGGAACTGGAGCGCAACCCCTGAGCAATAACGCCCTGCAATGACAATTAATATTGAGCCTACCAAGGACATTCCTCCTCCGTACGACACGGCGGATGTAGAGACGTCGTCTTTTGCGGAAGAGCTTGCAGTCGTTGCCAACACCCAAGATCTCTTAGAACAACTTGGTCCTCCCCCTGAGATCACCCAAGAAGACGCAGTAAAAACGGCAAGCCTTTTAGATAAAGCCGTGAAGGCTCAAGACAAAACAGCTTTAGCCAGCCCACCCGTTGCATTTGCTGCACGAGAGTTTTTGCGTGTATATAGCGGACGTATAGCCGCCGAGATGAGCGACGTTCGTGCGGCGCTTACCAATAAGCTACTAGAGCTAGCCAACTGTGGGGACCCTCGGTTTGAACTCAAAGCATTAGAGCTCCTAGGCAAGCACTCGGATATAGCCTTATTTACAGAGCGTTCCGAAGTAACCGTGACCTACAAGAATTCATCTGATCTAGAGACAGCTATTAAGGAGCGGGTCAAGCGCCTACTGAACGCCAGGGATATTACCCCGGAGCACACAGTAAATGCGAACAATCTAGATGATGTACTAGGCATCGTTGATATGGGTACTCCAGTAGAGGTAAGCGCACAAGAGACGGTAGACGAGCCTGAAGGCAAAAAGTGAGGGCTAATTAAAAATAAATATGAGTAGCATCCTCGATACCATATCTCTGAAAGATATACCCAAGATTCTTCCTATGTTGTCTGAAGCGGAGCAGTTAAGGCTTGCAGAGGACTTGGAGTTATTAGAAAAGCTTCAAAACAAAGAGTTGGCCCAGATTCGGTTTATGGCGTTCGTAAAGAAAGTCTGGCCTGTGTTCATAGAAGGTCGCCACCACAAAGATATGGCAGCCGCATTTGAGGAGGTAGCAAATGGAACGTGTAAGAGACTTATTATCAATATGCCACCTAGGCATACAAAATCTGAATTTGCTAGTTACCTCCTTCCTGCTTGGTTTTTGGGTAAATTTCCTCAGAAAAAGGTTATTCAAACCTCCCATACCGCTGAGCTCGCTGTGGGCTTCGGACGCAAAGTCCGTAATTTGGTCGACTCAGACATATACAAGTCAATATTTCCGGGAGTTGGACTCCAAGCAGATAGCAAAGCCGCAGGTCGTTGGGCGACTAATAAAGGTGGAGATTACTTTGCAATCGGTGTTGGCGGAGCGGTCACTGGTAAAGGCGCAGATATACTCATTATTGACGACCCGCATTCAGAACAAGAAGCCACAATAGCGGAAACTAACCCAGAAATCTACGATAAGACCTACGAATGGTACACCTCGGGTCCAAGACAGCGTCTGCAACCAGGTGGGGCGATCATTATTGTGATGACACGGTGGTCTAAGAAGGACTTAACGGGGCAAGTTGTCAAAGCAGATGCGCAAAGAGAAGGTGAAGGGTGGAAAGTTATTGAGTTTCCAGCTATTTTTGAGGATGGAGAGCCACTTTGGCCTGAGTTTTGGAGCCAAACAGAACTTTTAGCCCTTAAAAATGAGCTCCCAGCGGGTAAATGGCAAGCTCAGTACATGCAAGCGCCTACTTCGGACGTCTCGGCAATCGTCAAACGGGAATGGTGGCAGATTTGGGACCAAGATGACCCTCCTAGTTGTGAATTTGTTATCCAGTCATGGGATACGGCGTTCTTAAAGACCGAACGAAGCGACTATTCAGCCTGTACAACGTGGGGTGTGTTCTATCGGGACAATGCGGTAGGGGTCCCTAGCGCTAATATCATCCTCTTAAACTGCTTTAAGCGCCGAATGGAGTTTCCAGAGCTCAAACAGAAAGCCTATGAGGAGTGGAAAGAGTGGGAACCAGACTCTCTCATCGTGGAAGCTAAAGCTTCTGGGGCTCCGCTAGTATTTGAGCTACGAGCCATGGGTATTCCTGTCCAAGAATTTACGCCAACTAAAGGTAATGACAAGATAGCCCGTTTAAATGCGGTGGCAGATATATTTGCGTCTGGAAGAGTTTGGGTTCCTCAGACACACTGGGCAGAAGAACTTGTAGAAGAAGTAGCGAGCTTTCCTTCAGGCGAACATGACGACTTAGTGGACAGTATGTCTCAAGCCCTGTTAAGATTCAGACGTGGCGGCTTTGTGCAATTAGATTCTGACTACGAAGACGAGCCGAGGCAGTTTAGAAGAAAACAGCCCTATTATTAAGGACTAAATTATGGCAATAGAAAAAGGACTATACGCAGCCCCTCTTGGTATGGAGCAGTTAGCCATGGAAGAAGAGCCCCTTGAGATTGCTATTGAAGATCCGGAGTCAGTTGAGATCGGCATTGATGGAATGCCCATCCTAAGAATAGAAAAAACGGAAGAAGACGAAGACGAGTTTGGCGAGAATATTGCAGAGGACATGAGTGAGCAAGACCTCCAGTCCTTAGCCTCCGAATTAATTTCTGATTTTGATGATGATGTTTCTTCTCGTAAAGACTGGATGCAGACTTATGTCGATGGCTTAGAGCTACTCGGTATGAAGATCGAAGAAAGAACAGAACCTTGGGAAGGCGCCTGCGGTGTGTATCACCCACTCCTCTCTGAAGCATTGGTAAAGTTTCAGTCTGAAACTATGATGGAGACTTTTCCAGCAGCAGGTCCTGTAAAGATTGAAATCATTGGTCGTGAAACGCCAGAGAAAAAAGATGCGGCAGAACGTGTCAAAGAAGACATGAACTACCAGTTAACAGATGTGATGAAGGAATACAGACCTGAGCATGAGCGTATGTTATGGGGCTTAGGTCTCTCAGGTAATGCGTTTAAGAAAGTTTATTACGATCCAAACTTAGAGCGTCAAGCATCTATATTTGTACCCGCAGAAGATATTGTTGTTCCTTACGGCGCTAGCAATATTGAAACTTCTGAGCGTGTCACGCACGTGATGCGCAAGACTAAGAACGAGTTAATTAAGTTGCAAGTCGCAGGCTTCTATCGTGAAGTTGACTTAGGTGATCCCGTTAATGCGTTAGATGAGGTAGAAAAGAAGATTGCTGAGAAGATGGGCTTTAGAGCCACATCGGATGATCGCTTCAAACTTCTTGAAATGCATGTTAGCTTAGATCTTCCTGGTCACGAGCATAAAGATGACAAAGGCAAACTAACAGGTATTGCTCTTCCTTATGTAGTCACTATTGAGAAAGGTACAAATAATGTTCTCGCGATTCGACGAAACTGGGAACCGACTGATGACACTCATGCGAAACGTAACCACTTCGTCCACTATGGGTATGTTCCAGGCTTTGGCTTCTATTGCTTTGGACTTATTCATCTCATTGGTGCTTTTGCTAAGTCTGGTACTTCTATTCTTCGTCAGCTTGTTGATGCTGGTACCCTTTCTAATCTTCCGGGCGGTTTCAAGACCCGTGGTCTTAGGGTCAAGGGCGACGACACGCCAATCGCCCCAGGAGAATTCCGTGACGTAGATGTACCTAGTGGGACTATGCGGGATAACATCCTACCTCTTCCATATAAGGAACCAAGCCAGACTTTGTATCAGTTGATGAATCAAATCATTGACGAAGGAAGACGTTTTGCTGCAGCAGCAGATATGAAAGTCTCGGACATGTCTGCTAATTCGCCAGTGGGAACTACACTGGCTATATTAGAGCGCACCCTTAAAGTAATGAGTGCAGTACAGGCTCGTATCCACTATGCAATGAAACAAGAGTTCCGGCTCTTAAAGAAAATTATTGCAGACTACACCCCTGATGAATATACCTATGAGCCAATTGAAGGCAGTCGTAGAGCTAAAAAATCAGATTATGACCAAGTAAACGTCATACCTGTATCAGACCCCAACGCGGCTACTATGTCGCAAAAAGTAGTGCAATATCAAGCAGCTCTACAACTTGCTCAAACTGCACCACAGCTCTATGATCTTCCACTCTTACATCGTCAGATGCTAGACGTGTTGGGCATTAAAAACTACGCCAAACTTGTGCCGTCTCAAGACGACAAAAAACCAATGGATCCTGTTACTGAGAACCAAAACGTTCTAATGATGAAACCTGTCAAGGCTTTCCTCTATCAAGATCATCAAGCTCATATTGCGGTGCATATGGGTGCAATGCAAGATCCTAAGATTCAACAATTGGTTGGTATGAATCCAATGGCACAACAAATACAGGCCGCTATGATGGCTCATGTTAATGAGCATATTGGCTATGAATATCGTAAACAGATGGAAATGCGTATGGGCATGGAGCTTCCACCTGATAACGAACAATACGAAGAGGAAGGCATTCCAGAGCATTTGGAAGTCAGAATCTCGCAACTCGCTGCTCAAGCAACACAACAGCTCTTGCAACAGAATCAGCAAGAAGCGCAAGCGCAACAAAACGCCCAAGCGGCGCAAGACCCACTGGTCCAAATGCAACAGATGGAATTACAGCTGAAGCAAGCAGACCTGCAACTCAAGCAGCAAAAACTTCAAGTTGATGCAGCAGCCAAAGAAGATCAACTTCAAATTGAACGTGATCGTATAGAAGCACAAAAAGAAATTGCTGGTATGCAAGTTGGAGCTAAAACAGCCAAAGATAAAGCCGACCTAGAAGCTAAGATGGAGTTGGAAGGTTTAAAGATTGGCGCAGACATCGCCTATAAAAAGGCGCAAAAGAAAGGTAATTGATGGATAAAACGCTTGAGGTACTGCTTAAACAGTACAGAGATAAGCGCAGCCAAATAGCTGATGCCGTTTCCAGTGGCGCAGCTAAGGATTACGCAGAGTATCGCGCACTTTGTGGTGAGATTCGAGGCCTTCTCACTGCTGAGTCATATTTACTAGACCTTGCAAAAAACCTGGAGAACGCTGATGACTAACGTCATTGATTTAGAAAAAGCAGTAGATTTAAGTGCAATTTTGCATAAAGAAGCAGAAGAAAGAGCCAAACAACTTCCTATGCCCCAGGGTTATAGAATACTTTGCGCTATTCCTGAAGCAGAAGAAGCTTTTGATAGTGGAATTCTTAAATCAGACGAAACCATGCGGCACGATGAGCTTTTAACCACCGTGTTGTTTGTAGTCGACATGGGTCCAGATTGCTACCAAGATAAGACTAGGTTCCCTAATGGTCCTTGGTGTAAAAAGGGCGATTTTGTTCTAGTGCGTCCTAATGCAGGTACACGGCTAGTTATCCATGATCGTGAGTTCCGAATTATCAACGACGATTCTGTGGAGGCTGTAGTTCAAGACCCACGTGGAATTAAACGTAAGTTTATTTAAGGAGAAAGTTATGGCTCAGATGGAAAAAGAAGAATTTAAGTTCCCTGATGAAATTGAAAATCAGGGTAAACCCTTAGAAAATGAGGCAAAAGACGCTGCGGCTGATGATGTTGAGTATGTTGTTGAAGACGATACCCCTGCCGAAGATAAAAATGCTAAGCCCTTACCTGCTGAGGTAAAAGAAGAACTTGAGAACGATAACCTTATGGAGTACTCCAATAAGGTAAAAATGCGTCTTGAGCAGATGAAAAAGGCTTGGCACGACGAGCGTCGTGTAAAAGAAGCAGCTGAAAGGGAGCGGGAAGAAGCTATTCGCTTTGCCCAGCAGGTTGCGCAAGAAAATAAAAAACTCAAATCTACGCTCTCTGAAGGTGAAAAACAGTACGTTTCAACCATGCAAAGTGCAGCAGAAACCGAAGTGGAGATGGCAAAACGGGCCTATCGAGATGCTTATGACTCGGGAGATTCAGACCGAATTGTTGAAGCTCAGCAAAAATTAACAGAAGCTAGTTTAAAACAAGATAGGGCTAAAAACTTTAGACCCTCTTTACAAATTCAAGAATATGATGTACAAACGTACCAACAGACGACTCAGACTCAAGAAAGTCCGAAGATCGACCCGCTAACTTCCAAGTGGCTTGAAAGAAATACTTGGTACGGGCCCGATGAAGAAATGACTGCCTTGGCTTTGGGTACGCATGCAAAGCTTGAGAAACAGTTCGGAAAAGGGTATATTGGTTCCGAAGAGTATTTCAAACGTATAGATGACACTATGCGCAAAAGATTTCCCGAAAATTTTTCGGAAGAAATAGAAGTAGAAACGCAGGCTGGGGGCGACAAGCCCAGTCAGCGCACTGAAGCCAAGTCGGCACCAGTAGTTGCACCAGCAACGCGCAGCACGGCGTCAAAAAGAATTGTGCTAAAAGCAAGCCAGGTGGCGTTAGCCAAAAAACTTGGTTTGACCCCTGAGCAGTATGCTCGTGAAATGCAAAAACTGGAGGCTTAAAAATGACTACAAACAAACTTGCTCGCGAATTAGATACCCGGGAATTGATTGAACGCCCTAAGCAGTGGCAACAACCAGAGCTATTACCAGAACCTGATAAACAGGCTGGCTATGCATACCGCTGGATTCGTATTTCAACGCTTAACAACGCGGACCCACGTAACCTTTCGGCTAAGCTGAGAGAAGGATGGGAGCCTGTAAGGCTTGAAGAACAACCCAAATTACAACTGCTAGCTGATCCTAATAGTCGTTTTAAAGACAATATTGAGATTGGCGGATTGTTACTTTGCAAAACTCCAGTTGAGTTTGTTGACCAGCGTAATAAACATTATTCTGACCAAGCAGATGCTCAAATGAAGGCTGTAGAGAACACTCTTATGCGCCAGAATGATCCTCGTATGCCTCTCTTTAATGAAGGGAAGGTTACGGTGGGTTCTTTTGGAAAAGGTGGTTAATTTTTAATTTAGGAGATTTATTATGGCTTATCCAAGCGTAACAGCTCCATCTGGACTAGTTCCAATCAACAGCGTGGATGGCAAACCCTACGCTGGTGCAACCCGTCAATTGCCAATCGCAAGTACTTATAACACTGCGATTTTTAACGGGGATATTGTGGCTGTAGTCGATGGTGGAACTATTGAAAAATCAGGTGTTACAAATGACTCTACAACTAGCCCTGCTAACTACACCTATGGTGTGTTTGTTGGTGTTCAGTATGTAAATAGTCAAGGTCAAACCGTTCAAGCTCAATATTACCCAGGTAATGCTGCTGCTACTTCGGCTGTAGCTTATGTTGTTGACGATCCTATGGCTGCTTTTAAAGTAACTGTTGTGTTCGCTAATAGCGTTGTAACTACTGTTAATCAAAGCGTTGTAGGTATTAACATGGCAATTGACCAAGGTACTGGTAATACAACTACTGGTAACTCTGGCACAGGCGTTCTTGTTCCTACTAACAACGAAGGCAACGCAGCAACTCTGCCAGTTCGAGTTGTTTCTGTTGTACCTGAAACTGCGACTAACGCAACGGCCTTCACTGAAGTAGTAGTGAAGTTAAACAACCCACAAATACTCCGTACAACGGGTATTGACTACGCCGCTTAAGGAGCTTAAAAATGGCTATTTCACGCGCACAACTACTGAAAGAGTTGCTCCCAGGCTTAAACGCATTGTTTGGTTTGGAGTATGCAACGTATGGTGAACAACATAAAGAGATCTATGAAACAGAGACCTCTGAACGTTCGTTTGAAGAAGAAACTAAGTTGTCTGGCTTTAGTGCCGCCCCAGTAAAAAACGAAGGCAGTGCAATTGCTTATGACAACGCACAAGAGGCTTTTACAGCTCGCTATACCCACGTAACGATTGCTCAAGGTTTCTCCCTAACGGAAGAGGCTATTGAGGACAACTTGTATGACAGCCTATCTGGTCGTTATACCAAAGCGTTAGCTCGTTCTATGGCGTATACCAAGCAAGTTCGTGCTGCTTCTATATTAAATACTGGCTTTACCGCTGCTAATGGTGGTGATGGTCAGCCTTTATTTAGTACTGCACACCCACTTGTGTCTGGTGGTACAAACTCTAACGAACCTACTGTTCCAGCTGACCTTAACGAGACTTCTTTGGAAGCCGCCGTTATTCAGATCGCTGCATGGACGGATGAGCGGGGTCTATTGATTGCTGCTAAGCCACGTAAGTTAATCGTTCCACCCGCACTACAGTTCGTGGCAACTCGTTTGCTAGAAACCGAACTTCGTGTTGGTACAGCGGATAACGAC